GGTCGTATCTTTTTCAACGGAGCCCAAACCATTTGTTGCCTTAAGTTAGCAATTGCCTTTGACGCCCAAGAATCCGGACCGGGTATCTCACCGTTCCTCAATGGGGCTAGTCCGCGACTAGCACAGTGTCTATGAGTTGCCTATCTAAGTTTTAAATTTTGTTTTTTATGTGACTACCATGTATTCGGCAAACTATTTGTCCGTTGTAGTAGTCGTCTGATTCTAATACTCTATGATTGAATTGTTCTCTAGCTTCTATATAACTGCATTCTGCTTTTGATTTGCAATAAAATAATATTTCTCTTGTGAAGTTGGCAGCGCCCAGCGCCTCAAGGTCTTTGTTAAGTTGATCGTTACTTCCATAGTATAGCTGCCAGTCGGAGTCTATTTTGCTTCTGATACGTTTTTTCTTTTTGTTGCCGTTCTTTAATTTTATTACTCGATATGTTGTTTTGCTAAATTTTGCTAATTTTTTCCCAATATATTTCCTGCCGGTTATGTTATTTGTAATCAAATAGACAAACCCAACACAGTCTTTGGGCAATGTTTCAATTTGAGCGTTTTCGTACAGCCATACCATGGACTAGTAGTTATCATCATTTGTAGTTTACCCAGAAAAAGTAGTCACCGTACCCTTGGTTAGCTTTATTTAATAAGTTTAAAGATTTTATCACGGTGAAATTGTTAACATTAGAAAACCAACGTGAAACCAACGTGTTAACAGATATTTCAACTCGATTATAAATCAAAAACCGGTGAGATACACTCACTATGATCCTTCCGCCAGGTTGCAAATGTTGTTCAGCAAGTTCTTGCACCCACTCATTGATTTGATCAACTGTTTTATACTTGAACTCTCGGTTGTTGATCAATACTAAATTTTGATATTTTTCACTAGGAGTCATGTCAATCATTCCAGTGTAAATTTCCCCAAGACAGTTGTAGCAAAGAGTAGTTCCTGGCATTAAATTTTTTAAAACTATCTGATCTTCTAGTGCCAGTATTTTGTCTAGACGCTTTTGATTATGTCTCATCACAGTCCATCTGGCCATGTAATGACTTTTTAACAGTCGTATTTTTTCTTTATCCATAACGTTTAAAAATCATTGTGGTAACCGGATGAACAAAATTTCCCAGCTGTCCAACATCGTCTGGACGGACAACTGAACCGACTAAGTCAAATTTATCATTGATTGCAGAATGGCAATATTGAACCAATAGAGAATCCCATTCTGAATTGTTTGCAGTAGGCTCAGAGTCTACTGTAGAATAAATGCAAAATTTGTTTACAGCTAGGTAAAAATAATCCGAGACACCGTGACTACGCTCAATTATTTTTTTGCGTAATTCTTCTAATGAATAATATTGATGATTAATAATTAATGCATCAGTTTGGCCATCAGACGTTGAGTCAACAAATTGTTTATAATGCGGCAGATTATTTTTGTCTTTTAGTTTATAAAGATATAAACTTTGACATTGATTAAAGTTTATATCTTTAACAATGGTCGCTGTCATGCTATTTCTACATCTGTGTTGTAACTGGTAAAGCCACCTTCTTTGACAACCTTAAGAATATTTTCAACTCTTCCAGACAACTCATCTCGGTGACTTACTAACCAAATTGATTTGTGTCGCTCTCGGCTCATTTGTTTTAATAATGCCAGGGCATTTTCTACACCTGCAGTATCAAGCCCATTGTCAATCATTTCGTCTATGAACAACAGATTAATAGGTTGATATAAACTTTCAAACACATCTCGGAATGCCCAACTCATGCTCAGGATTAATCGATTGCGTTCGCCACGGCTCAAATTATCAAAGTCTAGTTCACGACCTAATTCTTCGATGCTGACAGTTAAATCATTTTGGAATACCACTGTATGCGGTAAACCCACACGATCCAAGTAGTGTGTGAGTCTAGCATTTAGATAGCTGAGATTCTGTTCAATGATTTTTTTACGAATAAATGAATCTTTACTGGTCAACAGTTTGAGCAAGAAGTCTTGATGTTCTTGCAATCGAGTAAGTTCATTCAGTGTATCGTAAGTGATTTCTTTCAAGGCCTGCTGTTGCATTTCTGTAATTTGTTCTGCATAAGGATCTGTTTCAACAGCCTTTGTGGCAATCTGTTGTTCTAAGTTGGCCACAGTGGCTTGATGTTGAATAGCATCGGACTCCTTGTCATAGAACATTGTGGGTGGTCTGCCTAGCAGACCCAAGGTGGTGTGGGCAGTCTCTAATTCTGACAAGAGGGTGTTAAATTCTGTGCCACTCTGTTGAGCCATAGCCAATTCCGTATGCTTGCCTTCTAAAACTTGTTGGTGCTTAGTGTCGTGGAAGGCCTGTCCGCACGTATGACACTCGTGATTTTTAAGAGTCTCGATTTCTTTTGATAATTTGGCCGCCAGCTTTTCATCCCTACTGATGTCCATTTTGACACGGGAGATCTGAGTTGATAGTTCATTGATATCCTTTCGCCGTTGATCCCATTCTTTGTGATCTTTGTGCGCTTGGATCTCCACTTCAATCTGAATATTCTGTAACGCCTTAAGGGCTTTCTCAAGTTCCTTGATATCTTCGCCATGTTTAGTTGTCCACAATGTTTGTCTACGTCGTAGACTTTCTATTTGTTCTTCAATACGTTTATTTGCTTCTTGTTCTGCACGAATGCGAAATTCTTCTTGCTGTATAGAATCTTTGGTCTGTTTGTTAAGTTCTTTGATACGGTCAGCACGTTCACTTAGTTGTGTAATACCCAATAACTGTTCGATAATTGTGCGTTGATCATTGGCCTTTAAACTTAGGAATGGTTCAGTGTAAGTGTTTAAGGCCAAGATGTGTCGAAACATATCGTGACTGAGTCCTAACAACTGTTCGATATTTTCTTGGGTTTCTCTCGAATCACCTTGAGCGTTGTCGGTGATGGCCTGTTCTTCATTGTTGACAAAAAATCTTAACACATTTGGTTTACGCCCACGTTCAATTTTGTAATTCTTACCACCCACACCAAAATCAAGACTGACCAACATGTTCTTGCCATTGGTCTTGTTTACTAGATTATCCTTGCGGATGTTGCTGAGTGCTGTGCCATATAGAGCATAGCTTAGAGCATTAATGATAGTAGTTTTGCCGGTTCCGTTTCTTGAACCATCTCCGCCAAGATCCAAATTCTCACCTAACACTAACGTAAGGTCTTTGCGATCAAAATCAATGGCCTGAGTGCTGTTACCAACACTCATGAAGTTCTTAACAGTTAAATTTTTTATATGGATCATATGTATAGTATATACTATTTTTTAGTATTATTCAACCACATGCATAATATCTGCAAACTGTGGTAATATGGTATGAAATGATTCATTTCGATACTGGTCCTGATTACTCATAGTCCGTTGAAATTCAGGCAAAAGATGCGTACGATCTTCTTTCCACATGTAGTCAATAACCTCTTGCCACCTGTTTGCAAGTTCTTTGGCACTTTGAAAATTCAACCAGCTGATGTGATCTTTAATAATCAAAGTCAATCGGCGTTTATGATGAATTGGAGCTGCTTGCACAGAAAAATAGCTATCGTATATTATTTGCGGAATTGAAAATTGATCGATTGAAATTAATCCTTGCTCAGTCCAATTGCGTTGTAGTTCTATTAGACTTTCGATGTTTAAAAAGCCCACCGTAGATGTAACTCTAAATTTTACATGTGGTGCTTTGTTTTGTAATCGTTTGAGATTTGATTCAATTGTAGACCATACCGTTCCGTGTCGCAGATATTCAGCTACTGATCCGTGAGCATCTAAACTAGCGCCAACTGTGATGTCTGAAAATTCTTTCCACATATCAGTAAAACTAGTTCCTCGAAAATCGAGTTGCATAAAATTGGTATTATAAAATATGTTAAGATTAGTATTTTTAATTCGACCCAACTCGGTGATCATAGCAAGGTGTTCTGGTGCCAACAATGGTTCACCACCTGCAAAGTATATGTGTTCGGAATTAGGTAGCAACAACAACAATTCTGACATTACTAATTTTCGTTGACGATTGTTCAGTGTGGGCCAATCAACATTGTATATTCCTTGAACTTCTTGTGCAATAGCACTACTAAGGTGCGGACTGCATGATCTACATTTGAGATTGCATACTTTATTAATACGTATGTCAAGAGTAATTGGATTAAAGTTGTCAACCAATCCGTCGTTTCTTATCTCTAATACCCGATGATGCTCCAGGTGATTTAGTCTATGAGACTTAAGGCCATTTTTTTCATGGATCCAACAATACTGGCATTCTTTAGGATGTTTTCCAGTTAATAATCCCTGTCGTAATTTTTGAAATTTTTTATTATTGTAAATGTTTACTAAACTGTCTTGATCGATATTGCCTAACGGATAGTTAGTGTCCCCAGCACAACATGGCAACACATCTCCGTTAGGGGCAATATGAAGATGCATCCACGGTAATGGACAAAATGTGTTGCCAAACGTTGGAAAAATTGGATCATATTTGCCAGGCACTACTACATGATTTATAACATCAGTATCCGTGACTAACGTCAGCTCTCTTGCAATATTTTTATTAGTAGTTAATATAGTAACAAAACAATTGGTAATATCTACAACCTTTAATGCTTTTTGTATGGCGGTTGTGTGATTGCCTAGTTCGTCGTTGTATTCGTATACATCACCACAGTCTTGAACAAATACCAATCGTTCATTGGGTTCAAAGTAATCTTTGTGATGTGTGTAGAGCCAATCATATAAGATTTTTTCACCGTTATGCTTGGCAAGCATAGAATAATAAAAGGTACCAAGAACGCAATATTCTTTGTTAAGTTGTTCTAATGCTTGGTCTATTTCGGTCATAAATTTTGATATATTTTTAACAACAATTTAGTATTGTAGAATTCACTTTCAATATTAGTCAGTTGATCTGTAACAATTTGATCCACACTCTCAAATTTTACTTCTCCTGGCGCCAGGTCGATGTCAATATCCGTACGCTTGCTAGGTATTAATGCCATTTCTCTCAAATTGTAATCCTTGACAAACGTATCTTTGATAAAGTTTGCTTCTTCGTAGCTGATATCGATGTCTAACTCTACACGAATATGCATATTGGGCTTTAGTATATTTTTACCATTATCAATAGCTTCACTTAACTTCATTACACGATACAACGGTTGTCCGGGCCAAGCAAAGTATTGATCTTCCTGTCCCCACTCTTTGATCATCATACCTCGTTTATCGTCACCGGCATCGGCAAAGTTATGCGGAAAACAGTTGCCGATGTAGTTGATATTCTTTTTGTGTTGGCGTAAATGAAAGTGTCCACTGTAGACACTTTCGATACCAGAAAAGTTTTCTACTCGGATTTCACCGTGGTCTGGCATTTCTACCATGGCATTCATTTTGAAATGTGGCAATTCAAAATGTCCAAACATGTATCGGGCTGTCATTTTAGACAACTTTTTGTGATCGTCGCCAACTAGCCAGGGTGCAATAATTACATCGCCGTCTTTGAAAAAATCATTGACAATTTGTATGTTAGGAATGTGCTTGGCCCATTCGGTTGAATAGATATCTCTTTTATCGCGGTAATACAAATCGTGGTTGCCTGGAATAAAATAAAAACGATCAAAGGCCTTGGATAGTTTTTCTAAACTACGCAGGCTATATTGTAAAGTCTGCATGTTAATGGCCGCACGTTGATGGCTCCAATCACCCAAGAACATGCCGGTTTCGCAACCGTTTGCCTTGGCGGTTTCAATAAACCAATCAATAAAATCACTACAGTCTTGATTGTGCTGTTGGCTGTTTGATTTTAACCCAAAATGTATGTCAGTGCAAACAGCTACTTTTTTAAATAGATTTGTCATAGATTACAGTATACGCGATAAATTGAATAAAAACAAGCAAACTGGTCAGATAAGATATTGCTTGGTTATTGCAGTTACATCAGGCCAAAGATCTTTAAAAGGAATACTACTCCATTGATCATACCAGTTAATTTGTTTTTGAAAATCTTCTAAACCGATTGTTTGTCCACTGCCTTGTTCTAAATGTATCATTATTTGTTCAAATCCTAATATAGGATATAAATCTTTGTCTTCTGGATGTAACGAATTGACATGAAATTCAATAATTTGATCTAATATTTTCTTAGCTAATAGCCTAATAGGGGTAGGCATAAAAGAAACATTTATCGAATCGTTTGCGTCCACTGGTAATAAATTAAATTTTTGTATCCCTAGAAATTTGTAGGTCTTTACAATTTCTAATAGCTCAAAAGCATTAAAAATACTATAGACCATATTAAGGGTAATGCTATTTTCCCAATGTTGTCGTAAAAATTTAATATTATCTTCAAATTGGGCCCAGTTAGCACCTTGTCGAACATATTCAAATTGTTGGTGTGTATTTTCTGCACTTATGGTCCACTTAATATTGTCTGCTGGTCGTTTTAATAAATCTGGTAAACAAGGTAAATTTTTTAAATCATAACTTAAATTAGTAATAATACTGATTTGGCAATCTAGTGGTAACAACTTCAATAATTCGTAATTTTGTTTCATTAATAATGGTTCACCACCAACTAACGCAATTTCTTTTACATGTGATGCACGATCTAACACCCAACTTAATAATTCGTCTTGATACGGGTTAACTGGTTTTAAATTGTTTTGTTTTAAATTATTATTCCATGCACTACTATTTTGTTTTAATTTAGTATTCCACGTATTACTAAAATGTGGCCCACAATACATACAAGCAAGGTTGCAAGTATTATTCCAGCGCAGATCTAAATATTTTGGAATAATACAGTTGGAGTCAAAATCTGGATAAAATTTATTAAAATGATTTCGTAATGTAGAAAACCCATCATTTTTTTCTTGTTTAATGCAGTTGCTACAATTTTCAACGTCCGGCTTGCCAGTTAACATTGTATTACGAATTTCCTGTAGCACTGTTGATTGTTCAATGTTGTTGACGTCGTCAATTTTTAAATCTACTAAAACTTTACGGCCAACACAACACGTGAGGACTTTTCCATTTTCACGGATATTCAACCCGTTCCACGGAGCGGTGCAGTATACAGATTTTTTATCCATTAATTTGTATTGTTGTATTCGGCAACGTCAATATTGGTAACCGCAGAACTTAAATTTTGATTTTTCTTGCCAGCATTCTGGCGTGTCCAACTTGGATTAAGGCCAGCCTGTTCCAACATGTCATCTCGAATGTTTTGATTCTTCTTTTCAAGATTCAAGATACGAGTAAAGCTATTAGTGATAGCGGCAGTATAATACGCAAAAGGGTTCTGCGATTTTGATTCATCAAATTGCAGTCCAATTTGACTGAGTTGTAACAGGGCTTGTCCGCGCATTTCTTCATTGTAAGTGTATCCTCTCCAGTTTGATCGTGTGGCATAACGCTCGCATAATTTCATATACATAGTAGCCAAGGTGCGTGTGACTTGTCCGTGGTCCTTGCTGAACTCTCCATTGTCAAAATCGCCGATCCAGTGACTCTTGCCCACTTGGTACGGCTGTTTGTTTTCATCTATTCTGTAGTGATAAAAAGGAGGAAAGTTTAATCTGACATGTTTGGGATCTAACACAGGAATATCAATCAATTCGGCCAATGGATCATCTTCTTCTGGCAAGTCTAAATCAAATATATCTTCAATTTTTTTCTTTTTTGTAGCATTTTTAGACACTTTTTTGGGTGCCATGGGTATATGCTCCCAACAGGTAATACGGAATACCAAGTCAGTGTTGGGTATCTTTTTTGGGTCAATGATCGTACCTTCACGCTTTAAACGGTCTGCACGATTGCGTCTGGCTTCGGCCACTGTGCGTTGATTGATCTTGGCCAAGCTGGGTAAAATAATATCATATTGATGATCTGCAACAGGATCTGTATACGAACAGTATGTGTTTTTGCTAAGGTGTATTTGTTTTAAGATATCTCTGTTGTTGAGATAGTTGGTTTTTGCCGGGGTTCTTGGAAGCAGTGATGTGGCCACAGATGGGTCTCCTAATAATATATTTATTGTAGCACAAAAACCACAGTTGTCAACCTTTTTATAAACTACGCCTATTTTGTTTTGGGTAAATACAAGATGCTGAATACTGATACACAAATGCCATTAGATACAGACCCAGTTGTTGCCGACACGCCGGTTGTAACACGGCCTAAGCGCATGAAACTTTTAGATGTAGCCAAAATCAATCATGTATTAAGTGATGGTGTGTATATAAAATTGTTTATGGTGCCCAAAGGATTAAAGTTATACACCAAACGTTTTCCAGACAATCACATCAGTATTCTTGCTGAAGGCTCGGTTATAATAGACAACGGGCAAGAAAAAACTAAAATATCAGCACCAATGCATGTGAAGATTGATGCTATGATTCGTTATCAAATATACACATTAGAGGATTCGGTTTGGTATTGCGTTCATGCTAATCCAACTGACGAAACTGATACCGCAGTTTTAAGTGAAACATATTAAGGATTCAATAAATGGGTATTGAAGATTTTGCAGACATAGTCGAGAATGTAGATGCCGTTCCGGTTGATTCGGTGGTCGAGGTAAGTCCTGATGCCTTGGATTATGGCGCGGAGAATTTGACATCCAATGTAGGTGACTCATTTGGACAATGGGATCAGGTGGGCGATTTTGCCGGCGATTCCAACTTTGTTGATGCTACTAATCCGGCATCAATTGTCAATGACCCAACCGCAATTGAAGGATATGGTGTCAATGAAACAGGCGCCACTGCACTCAATCCTGGGGCTACTGAAATAGAAGGCTACGGAGTTCCTGAGCAAGGAGCTTTTACACCGCCCAGCACTCTTGAGCAGCTGCAGGCCAAAGCCAGCGACGCATTAACTTCAGCTCAAGATGCTATAAAAAAACAACTGGCTCAAATCACTCCGGAGAAAATCAGTAAAACGGTAGAAGGGTATGCTAAACAATTTGTGGGTCAAACAGCAAAACAAGTAATTGCACAAAATGTTCCGCCAGCCTTGCAACCCTATGCCACTCGTAGTCTCAATGCTGCGGTCAACTCAGTCAAAGCAGGTCCAGTTACTGATCCTAGTAATCCAGGCTTTGTAGGACCACCGGCTCCGGCCACAACCACTGCATCGGCTGCGCCAAGCACAACAAAGGCCGACGGTGAAAGTGTAGGTAATATCTATGATGATGGCTTTGGTGGATTTGTCAATGGCGACGGACAACCAGTCGACGCCAATGGTTCATTGATTCCTACTGGTACAGGCCCAGCTAATCCCAACAATGATCCTAGCGCAATAGCATCGTCACAGAGAACAACCAATGTTCCAGCCGGTCAGGTAGACAGGTCAGCTGGCAATGTTGGTTACACCACTGGACAAGATCCAGAAAATGGCACTTACTATGTAAAGAATGAACAAACTGGGCAAATTGTAGCCACTGGATTAACTCAGCAACAGGCCATACTACAAGCACAGGATCAAACATTTGTTGATGCTGGTGATTCTCCAACTTCAAATGTTACTCAAATAATAAAAACCAACACTCCGGGCACAGTCAACGATCCTAGTTTGGCCACACCGCCTTTATCGACCGCAGAAGCTCTTGCCGCAGCTGCGAGCTTAATTCCGGGTGGCACAGCAGTCACAACTGCAATTGCTGATGCCGCCGCAAGAGCTCAAGGACTATTGAGACAAGCGCAGAATCAACAAACAGCCCGAGTCCAAAGCAATACAAATGCGGCCACTGGTGATTGGCGTGTAAGATTGCAGTTAGCAAACGCATCTGACTATTTGTATAACGCACCTGATTGCGGGCCATTGCTTTGGCCTCTACGAGATACCGACGGAGTAATATTTCCATACACACCAACAATAGACACAGCATACCGGGCAAATTATTCTCAGTATGACCTTACACACAGTAACTATCGTGGTTATTTTTATCAGAACAGTTATATAGATGGCATCAACATCAAAGCCACATTCACAGCTCAAGATACTGTAGAGGCCAATTATATGCTGGCCTGCATACATTTTTTCAGGTCAGTTACCAAAATGTTCTATGGACAAGATGCACAACGCGGAACACCTCCACCACTGGTATTTTTAAGTGGTCTAGGAGACTTTCAGTTTAATCGACATCCTTGCTTGGTGTCACAGTTCAACTACAACTTGCCCGCAGACGTCAACTATATTCGTGCCCAAAGCACTGTGGTCAATGGTGGTAACCAATTGGCCGCTCGCACTAGACAAACAACTTTAGGGAAT